AGTAACACCTGTAACTAAAGGTGTAAGAAAATCTTTAGTTTTATGGGTAGGAGGTAATCAATTTAGATAATATGAATATAATATTTAATATTAATGGTGGTTTAGGTAAAGTTATTTTATCAACTGCTGTAGTAAAAGCTCTTAAGAAAAAATATAAAAATTCAAACATCATAGTATCATCAGGTAGTCCTGATGTTTTTAATAATAATCCTGATGTGTATAAAACTTTTCATTTAAGCGAAGTAAATGTTTTTTATTCAAGGTTTATAAAAGATAAAAAATGTAAATATTTTACTTTAGACCCATATGATACTTCTGATTTTATAACACAACAACCAGTTCATTTAATTAAAATGTGGTGTGATTTATTAGATTTAAAATATGATAATGAACAACCTGAAATATTTCTTTCAAAAGCAGAAATAGATGATTGTAAAAAATACTATAAATTTAATCAACCTATATTTGTTATTCATCCTAATGGAGGATCTATAACTCAACCATATCCTTATTCTTGGACTAGAGACTTACCAGAATGTGTTGTAAATGAAGTATTAAAATATATGGGTCAAACTCATAAATGTTTACATATAAAATCTCCAAACCAAATAAATTATGAAGGGTGTATTCCAATAGAATCACCTTGGAGAAGTATAGCTATATTATTACAAATGTCAGATAAAAGATTATTAATAGATTCATTCTCACAACATTTAGCTAAAGCTTTAAACCTAAAATCAACAGTTTGTTGGATAACTACTAAACCTGAAGTTTTTGGTTATAATTTCCATGATAATATTTTAGCAAATAAATTTACAAACCCTCCAAATTATGATAGTTGTAATGTTATGCCAATATCTTTATCACAAGATGTACATTCTTGTGCCTATAATAATTTAGAAGAAATATTTGATATAAATAAAATAATTGACTCCCTTCAAAAAAATTATTTTGTTGGGTTATCTAGTTCAAACCTTTAATACTTATAATAAATGGGATATATGCCAACAACCGCTACCTGGACTTACCAGGGAAGGGTTATAACATCAATAAAGGATATGCCAAAAGGTACTTACGGATTTATATATGAAGTAGTATATAAACCCACAGATGTAAGATACATTGGTAAAAAAGTCCTTTTCTTTGAAAGAAATAAACGATTAGGTAAAAAGGCTTTAGAAGCTTTACGAGAAGAAAGAGCTAAAAAGGGATTAAGAGGTAGAGTTCCTATTAAACAAAAGGTAATAACTGAATCTGATTGGAAAGATTATTTTGGTTCACAAAAAGAAATTCTTGCTTTATCTAAAGAAGATAATGCCGGTGAAAATTGGGAGAAACATATATTACAATTTGTTCCTAATAAAAAATTACTTACCTACTATGAGACTAAACATTTATTTCAACATAATGTATTAGAATCTAAGTATAGTACTCATATTAATGATAATATTTTAGGTAAATTTTATAGAAAAGATTTTATAGATTTAGATATTCCAAATAATTTGGATACCAGTAAATAATTTCATATATTGTTGTTAATGATTAATCAACTACTAGTTACATTAGTAAACTCTGTATTGGGTACAGGTAAGAAAACTTCCAGGGGTAATTTAGCATATACTTGTCCTTATTGTAATCACCATAAACCTAAATTAGAGATTAATTTTACTGAAAATAAAGAAGGTTTAAATCCTTGGCATTGTTGGGTATGTGATAAAAAAGGTAAATCAATTATGCCTTTATTATTTCAATCTAAGGCATCTCCTACTAAAATAGCAGAAGCAAAATCTTTAGTAAAAGATACTAATTCAAATGCAAAATATTCTATAAAATCGGTAGATGCAATTAAACTACCCGCAGAATATATATGTTTAACCCAACAAAATAACAACAGTATAATAAGAAAACACGCTATAGCGTACTTAAAAAAGCGAGGTATTACTCCCACGGATTTTATAAAATATAATATTGGTTATTGTGAAGAAGGAATATATAAAAATATGATAATTATACCAACTTATGACAAAGATGGTATATTAAATTATTTTGTTGCACGTTCTTTTGAAAAAGATTCATTTATAAAGTATAAAAACCCACAAGTATCAAGAGATATAATTCCTAATGAACATTTTATTAATTGGAGTTTACCAATTATTTTATGTGAAGGAGTATTTGATGCTATAGCTATAAAAAGAAATGCAATACCTTTATTAGGTAAAAACATTCAGAGTAATTTAATGAAAAAATTAATTACTACTCAAGTAAATAAAATATATATTGCGTTAGATAGGGATGCAATAAAACAAGCTTTACGTTTTTGTGAATTATTACTAGCAGAAGGTAAAGAAGTCTATCTTGTAGATTTACAAGATAAGGATCCAAGTGAAATGGGTTTCCTTAATTTCACAAAATTAATCCAAAATACTCCTTCATTAACCTATTATAATTTAATGGAGAAAAAACTATCTTTATGATAAAGAAATCGTATAACAGAATTTTAAAAATTTCTGATGACCACAAACAAATTACTTTACCTGATTCAAGGTATTACAGACGTAATGGTGAATTTTATCCATCTATTACTTATGTTTTAAACTGTTACCCNAAAGGTAAATACTTNCAGGATTGGCTTAAAAAAGTAGGCTACTCAGCTGACTGGATTGTTAAAAAAGCAAGTGAAGAAGGTACTAAAGTACATGAAATGATTGAAGAGTACTTTACAGGTGCAGAATTAACTTATCTTAATAAAGAGGGTTATCCTAAAATGGATCCTTTAGTTTGGCAAATGTTTTTAAGATTTGTTGATTTTTGGGAAACACATAACCCTACCTTAATTGAAACAGAAGTACATTTATTTAGTGAAGAACTTAAAGTAGCTGGTACTTGTGATTTAATTTGTGAAATAGATAATGAATTATGGGTTTTAGATTTTAAAACATCAAANCATTTACAAACNACTTATGATTTACAAGGTGCAGCATACGCTCAATGTTACAAAGAATGTTTTGGTAAAACAGCTGATAGAGTAGGTGTTTTATGGTTAAAATCAAAATCTAGAGGTGTAGATAATTCTGGTAAGCGTTTAAAAGGTAAAAATTGGGAAGTATATGAATCGCCAAGAACACAAGAAGAAAATATAGATATTTACAAATCAGTAAAAAGTATATTTGATATTGAAAATCCTAAACATAAACCTGCAACAACTTCATTTAAAACTACAGTAAAAAGATCCGTTTAATATTTATAATAAAAGATATAAATGGGATTTTTTAGAGGACCAAATATTGTATTAGATGGGTTAATATATTCTATAGACCCGGCATCAAAAAGATCATACCTAGGTACAGGGACTACCGTTTTACCTTTAATTCCCGAACAGAATAACAATAATGGAACAATAAATGGTTCTACTACTTATACTACTGGGGCTCAGGGAGGATTTAATTTTAATGGGCCTACTACTTTTGATAATATTACAGTAACTGAAACAGAAACTCATCAAACAGGCCAAGATTTTAGTTATGAAGGTTGGTTTTATTTCGATGCATTAACTGGGTTTGATAAAACAATTGTTGGGAAAGTTGGTTGTAATATTGGACTAGTTCAAGCAGGTAGTTCTATGAGAATGCAAGTATTTGGACCTGGTGGACCATGTGCTAGTGGAAACTTTTCTGGTATTGCTTCTACTTCTATAACACTTAGTTCATGGCAACATTGGGTAGGTACTTATGAAGTAGGAGTAGGTGTAAAATTGTATAGAGATGGAACATTATTAGCTACTACTGCTTACACGGGTAATATAGGAAATTATCCAACTACCCTTTTTGTAGGAGGATCTATTAATACTAGCTATACTATGGATGGTAGAATAGCAGTTGCTAGAGTATATAAAAAAACTTTATCCTCCTCAGAAGCATTACAAAATTTTAACGCACAAAAATCAAGATTCGGATTATAATGGGAACATTTGGAGGAAGACAATTTAATTCATTACCTAGCTATGGTTGGTATAAAAATGGAAGTATAAACCTTGGAGATAATA